ATAACAACATACAGAGGAGTAGCGTAACGATGTCAAATATTACCACAACAAAACGCGCAAGATTAGGACCCGCCGCAGGTGCAATGAAAACCATTTTAGGCGACCCAACTGATTGCGACAATTTACTGCATCCGCTCATTGCGACTAAGGGTATGATATTTCCTTATACGCCTATGGTAAACTTTGGCGGCACGGCAAACTATAACAACTGGCATTTTACGCATAGCAACTATCAACAACAGCAATACCAAAATTCGATGCCCAGTGAAATACAAATTAGTGGCACATTTACAGCGCAAACTAATGAAGAAGCACGATATTTACTTGCTGCGCTTACTTTTTTACGCGCATCAACAATGATTGATTTCGGTTCGGCAGCGGTCCGACGAGGAACTGCTGGGACACCGCCGCCGGTGCTAAGATTTAATTATCTTGGTGCGCACATGTTTAACAATGTTCCTGTTGTGTTGAATACGTTTAACTATGTATTAGAAGATACTGTTGATTATATTGAGGTCATGCTTCCAGGCACAAATAATAATATACAGAGCACAGGAGCGTTCCAAAAAGTGGCAGGAGCGGTTGGCGGCCTATTAGAGATTACAAACGATCGTAGAACTTATCTTCCAACTAAGATGACTATTACTTGTTTGCTGATGGTACAACAGAATCCGCGCAAAACACGTGACGAATTTGATCTTGATAAATTCAAAACTGGTGCATTAATTAATAAAGGATTTATCTAATGGCTAACATACACAAAGGAACGAGTCAATATCTAAATACACCTATCAAGGATTTTTATCTTGATGTTTTGACGAAGAGGTCAATTCCGGCAAGTGCCAATGATACTATTGTAACGATTGAAGCCAAATACGATCAACGTCCAGATATGTTTGCCAATGATTATTTTGGTTCGCCGAGATTGTGGTGGGTTTTAGTCACACGCAACATGGACATACTTATTGATCCGATTGCTGATTTTAAAACTGGCGTACAAATTTTTGTTCCTAACCCTGAGACTGTGCAGGATCTAGTCTAACATGGCCGGAGAATTGTACGTAACCCCAGTACCCAAAGCGCCGATTTCGTCAGTTGCACTAAACCCCGATATCGAGGAAAACATATTAGATTCATATGATCTTCCTACATATCACTTTCGCTTATACATGATGTCCGATGATGCTGTACGACAAAAGACCTTTGGCCCTGCGTCTAGGGAGCAACGTATTGTGATTGCCGAAAGTGGTGTAACAGCGATGTCTATTGAAGATGTTACTATTGAATCTATTTCTAGTATTTCTCGTAAGGCAGGCATTGGTACTGCTACAGAATTTCGTTTTATGATTCAGGAACCATTCGGAGCTACGCTTATAGATCAAATATCTAATGCGTCAAAGATTTTAGGTGTGGGTAATTTTGCAAGAATACCGTTCTTTTTAGAGTTATCTTTTCGTGGTAGAGTAAACGAAGGACGAGATCAATTAGGTGTTGAAAATGAATTACGTGACCTTGTTTGGACTTGGCCGATTCTATTAACGCAGATGGCAATTGATGTTGGTTCCGGTGGTAGTACATATACACTTCAAGCTACGGTCTACGCTGATTCGGCGCAAACAAATCAAGCCTCCGACACACAACAGCCTGTGTCAATTGAAGCGAAGACCGTCGGCGAATTTTTCGTTGCATTTCAGAAGCAAATGAGCGAACGTGCAGCAAGCAAGATAGAGACATCTAATTATCTATATGCAGATACCTACAATTTTTTTATAGATCAAGAAATATATGATGCATCCATTGTACCAGACAACTTAGCTGATAGACAAAACAGGGCAGAAGGATTCAACGAATCAACAGGTAAAATGGTTTTTAGTTTTATTCCTCCTATCTCTATTGATCGAATTGTAGAAAACGTGCTTTCACTTACAACATTGTTTCAAAAACAAATCAAAAGTACTGAAGATCCAGATGCGATAGGGGATGATAAGAAAGGTGAGGATGCAACAACTCAATTATTATATCGTATGATTACCGATACTACACTAGGTTATTATGATGAGAATAGATCAGACTATCAACATAATTATCGATACCTAATTTCGCCATATGAGATGACAACCGTTACAACGGTGTCAAATAATAATTCAACTCAATCATCACAGCAACGCATAGATACTTTGCGACGTAAGGGGCGCATCAAAAAGCTGTACAATTATATTTACACTGGCCTCAACGATCAGGTGCTTGACTTTGATCTTACGTTTAACTTTAACTGGTATGCAGCCTTGCCGTTGCAGGCCGGCGTCTCGACAAACCCTGCGGCTGCGGAGTCAATGGCTACGGCCGATGCAGACCAAAGGAGTGCAAGCGAAGTTGCTGCCGACAGCATCAACAAGACACGTAGCTTTCTTGCTAAGGCAGCAGGCTTTAATCCTATATCGTTTTTTGAAGATCAGTTTAATCAATTTGTTGACACAAATTTCTCTGGTGTTAATCAAACTACTGCCGATATTAGCAGCAACGTCGATTCTGTACAGGCACAAGTTAACGACGCACAAGTAGCTGCCAATACAGCAATTGGCAGCGTGACATCGACAGTACAGAGCGGCATTCCTGCGATTCCAGAAACTATTGGTGGTCTTGTCTTGCCACCAAACCCAATATCAAATACAATCTCTGCTATAAATCAAATTACATCGTTTACACGCTTACCGCGTGTTCCTACGGTTAATTCAAACACTAGTCTTTCGGGCGGCCAAGCTCAAAGAGAATTACGCGAAGCTGATCCTTACTTAGACGATATTATACTTGGAGAGAAAGGTAATCTAGTTTTAAAGACACCTATCGCTGAGACAAAAAGTGGCGATAATAACAGCGATACTGGTGGCCTAGCACAAACACCAGGACGAACTCTATTAAGTGCTATGTTTGAGCAAGCTCGCAGTCCTATCTCAGGTGACCTACTAGACATCGACTTAGTTATTAAGGGTGATCCTTATTGGCTGGAGCCACCGCCAATTAACCGCACTGACGCCCCGCGTTCGCCTTTTGATCGACTATTAGCAAATCGCGGTGTTAGTGCCGATGGCGGTTCAGTTGAGCCGATTACGAATGGTACTGCACAAAACTTTACTGTGGCGGATAGTGCTGATGCACAAACATATATTGTCTTTCGTAGCTTTACGCCGTTGGAGTTTAGTGCTACAACAGGTATCACCCCATCAGCGAAAACATCCAACAACGCATTGAATGGTGTGTATGGTGTACGATCCGTAACACACGAATTTAGTGGTGGGCAGTTTAAACAAACACTACATGCAAATCGTGATCCAATGATTACGTTGAGTGAAGTAGACCTAGACGCCTCGATAACAGATATACCAGCAGAGAGCGATATTACATCTATCTTCACACAGGATCAAGTAAATGTGTCTAACGCTCCGGGCGGCGCAAGTACAACATTAACAGGTGCAGCATCCATCGGCACCGATGCTGTCGAAACGGCATCTGCATTAGTACGACGACCAACAGCACCTAGCCCGCTTGGAAGCAGTGGCGGCAATCCGCCGAGTGTATTTTTTCCAGGAGGCAACTAATGGCTAAAATCACAAGAACCGTTGGCTCATCCAAAAAATATGAGACAATAGGCCGTTCCAAACGTTACGACGGTATGTATGTTGGCTACGTCAAAGAGAACACTGACGTACAAAAGATGGGGCGGCTAAAAGTTTGGATTCCTGAGTTTGGTTCACAGGAAGATATTCGTGATGGCTGGTTTACAGTTTCATATTCTTCGCCGTTTGCAGGAGCAACAAGTCCTAAGATATTAGGTAATAACGAGCAACTAAACGAAGCAACACAAACCAGCTACGGGTTTTGGGCTGTAGTGCCTGACTTAGACAACCAAGTGATTGTAATGTTTGCCAATGGTGATCCGTCACGTGGAGTATTTATGGGCTGCTTGTATCAGCAGTTTATGAACAATATGGTACCTGGCATAGCAGGCGGAAGTAACTACCAGTTTCCTTTTGTTGATGCTCCAGTGGCAGAATACAACAAGAATACTACTGCAAACGTAACAGATAATATTAAGCGACCAGCCAACACAACCACAGCAGAGGGCATTAACGCGCAAGGGCTGATCAAAGATCCTGTGCGGGGACCAACGACAGCAAGTGCTCGCAGAGAGTCACCGTCCGCTGTTATCGGTTTGTTATCACCTGGTCCATCTAATCCCGATGCCAGAGGCAAGCGCCT